TTAACTGCTGTCTTTCTATTAGTTATAAATGTATGATCATTTATAGTTAGACTCTGTAGGTCGTCATCATCAGTATGTTTTAAGTAGTCCGTGATGCCAAGTGTCCTTGTAACGGCACATTCAACACCACTACTACAGTTCCACATTCTTACCCCACCATCTCTTTGAATTCTACCTATATAATTTCGTGTTGATTCATCTGGATCATTACGATAGAAATGAAACCACTTGGCTGTTACAGGAGTTTCAAGTGTACTTACTAATTTACTACCAGGTCTCTTCATTAACCCATATGTAAAGTTTGGGTATACATTCTGGGCAGCTGTTACTTGCCCTGGTATTTTTAAAGAATCAGGTTGCTCTGATATGCCCCCTGAGTAAGCTGGAATTGTTTGTGTTATGCCTGTCATTATCGTCTAAGTGCATGGTAAGGTTGATAAGATTGATGAACACTATCATCAGGCCAACCAAAGAAACTATGGTCACCTTGATTACATTCATACTCCATGCATGCTGCTCGTGCTTGAAGTTCTTGAGCTTGCAACAATTGAACAAGGTTAGCATTAGCTATTAACTGAGTAGCTGCTCTACTAGAAGCTCTATAAGTTATATATCTTCTAAATACTGAAGGTATATCTATGTATGGAAATAAATATACAATGTCTACATCGATGCTAGTATCTGTAAAGATATAAGTATGATTTACTTTATCATATAAACATTTGTTATTAGCTTGTGGTCCAGTTGTTGGTGTACGTATGACTAAATCCTTAGTCTTATAAATACCACCTTCGCTTATATCATAACGTAAAACAGTAGAAGGTACACCAATATATCCATCACTATCTGGTGTTACTTTCATATGATTTTCTCTATTAAAATGCCAGCCTTCATTCTGTGTATCAATATTACAATCTTTAAATATATTATATATCAGTGCTACTTCTGGGTTTGAATAATTTAATGTGGTTAAAGGTGACTGACCAATACTACCCAGTATTGCATTCACTGCGGATAGTTCTGTATCGGAGTCGACAGTCGTGGGAGTAGAAGTCATAGGTATAAATATTTGTGAATAAAAAAAAGGGGGTAATGAAACCCCCTCTTAATAGTTATGTGTATTGTCCTGCGACAACTGCACATGTATCAAGCACACCTGATCCACCAACAGTGGAGTATGCTAGACGTAAGTTTTTAGTTGTGGAGGCAACGCCTGATGCGCTACCAGATCCACTTGTATCAGATGGGGAGATGCGAGTCTGCGTTCCTTTGCAAACCCCATAGTTCCCAACTGCTGTTGGAACTGCCATAATATTTTATTGGTTATGAAACGGTACCTATATTAGCAGGGCTAAGATGCTTTCTCCCATACTCCAAAGGAGTTGCTGGGTTCTTGGTGACTGATTTATCAACCTGACCAATCCCACTGAGAGATGCTCCATTACCCTTCACTCTAGTTATAGTAGTAGAGGTACCAGGATTAAGAGACATGATTAGCTACGTGCTGAGGTTAGTTCAATTGCTGCTGCTGGATTGAGGTGTCCACATCCCATTGCAAGACGACCTACAAGTACGTCACCTTGATACAGAACAGAAACATCACCAGAAGTAGCTTGGACCTGAGGGCCAACGGCTTCTACACATGCTGCAGCATCCTTCTGATAGATCAAACCACAGTGTGTGGAGAAATCACCAGAGTAATCATTGTTCTCACCGGACTGTCCATTAACAGTACCAGCAAGGAATGGTAGGTTGTTCGAACGCTTGATGTTGATACCTGCGATGTTCACAAGTCCTTCACCAGTGGTCAGGTTACCTTGTGAGTTACCATAGTCTCTGTTGAGAATGTTAGAAGAAACCTGAGATATCAAAGCGTAGTACTGACGTGGGCTGAGTACAGCAGTACGACCTGTCTTAGGAAGATTCTTTTCATCGAGAACCGCTGCGGCTTCGAAGAAAGCATCAACTAATGCTTGAGCATTAAACTCCTTAGTCACACCAAGTTCGATGGTTGTACCACCTGGCTCGGGGCCTGGAGATGCAGTGATAGGATGTGCTTCACGAGCAGCTAATGCAATAGTACGGAATACTTTTTTGTCATAAGCTTCTGCGAGAGCATGCCCAATCTTTGCAGAGATCTCAGATCTTAGTGAGTAGTGAGCAAGTGTTTCATCTAGATCGTATACGAATGCAGAGCTGATGAGAAGGTCATCACAAACGATGGTCTTCTCGGCTACTGGAGGATCACCAGAACCTAGTATCGGTGTACCAGGAGTATGGTAAGCCGCCTGCATGCGACCTGTGAAGATGAACTGAAGACTCTTACCGTTCTTCAGGGTGCGGCGTTGAATAGTGTCACGAGCAATCGTAGCACTTTCATAAGCTTTGAATAGTTCGCCGCTAAATAGTTTTAGATAGGTTGCGTACTTAGTATCGTATGCAACACTACCGGAGGTAGATGATACCGCCTTATTAAGGGTACCAAGTACCGACTGCGTGGCGTTAGCCATTATTATATAGAGAGATTAATGTTTACATTCTCTCCAACGTTGGAAATTTTTTTTTAATATATGTTGTGGTCTATCCCACCGTCTAGACAGCTTAAGGGTATCCACCGTAGTGGGCCGAAAGCCAATGAAAGAGAGGTCCTACTCTGAGGTGCCTCTCTTCCGAAGTCGTTTAGAACTTCATGTACTCTAAGTACGTACCAAATTTAATGGTTGTTGCAGTGGCACTGCTTGTATTCTGAGCTGCTTGTAGATCAAGCGCACCTGCTGTATTACCACAAGTAATAGTACCTGTGATTAAAGCATAGAGATCACCATCAGCACCGACAGCAGCTACTTCAGGAGAACCTGAGGTATTAGAATCAAAAGTGATTGCTTCTGTAACAGCACCTGAGATAGGATTCTCAGATACCAAGTTTCTAGCTCTATAAGATACAGTATTAGTTGGTACTGTTACCTTATACTTAAGGTCACCATCTGCGTCACTTAATACATCCAACCAAATCCTAAAGATTGCACGTTCAAACTTACCAAGCTCAAGCTTGAGGATTGATTGATAAGTAGTAGAACTAGCAATTGCAATATCGTTAGGAACGATTAGTTTTGTATTAAACTCATTGGTGCAATGTACTACAGAACCAGCTGCAGTATTATTATTAAAAGCCATGGATTTTAAATAAAGTATTGGTTAATTACCCGTCCGTGCTGTTCCGCAGCACTGGGTTAGTTTAACGTGGTTACGCACATGTACTTAGAAGTTGTATTTGGCGCCTATTTTAGTTGACCAAGTCTTGTCATCGTCGTCGTCCTCAGCAGTTAGTACTGCGAGTTCTCCGTAAACACCAAGAGCATCTGTTGCATTGACGTTGAGGCCGACTTTACCTGATAGGCGTGTGTCGTTATCTTCTCCATCTTCTGCAAAAATAGCCGGGCCTCCCTGAGCATACCATCCGATAGTTTCTCCACCACCTTCTACACCAACGTGTAAATCAGTAGTACGATTGTCATACTCAGAGCCAGTATAACTGGCATTGCTCTCTACGTTGACGTAGGCTCCGGCGAAAACAGGAGCTGTCGCGGATAGAGTGGCTGCGAGGGCTAGTGCTAGTCTTTTCATTGTTAATAAAATTTAAATAGTTTTCGTGTAAGGCACGCCGCGATACTTCAGGGTTACAGAATGCTTTTTTTGCATTGTCTTTCTCCATAGTACCACACCCCCGTTCCATGATGTGGTTACATGCGTTATCCGATGCTGGTAACTTGTCCTAGCTGACGGATAATGAACGGACGCGACGTTAAGTGTGTTGGCGAGGACGAAAGTTCGGGTCGCCACTATTCCCACCGACTCAAGCGAATGCAGGATTACACATAATTTATTTCCCGCCTGTGTTAATCCTACTTTGATCGCCGAGAGGGCCGAATGGTGTCATCCTTAAGGGTTGGCCGAAATGATTGGTTTGGCCTTGATCATTAGGGTTACCCCACATCCCTGGTCTCCCCTTTCCGTGCCTTTTTAAACCCTTTATTGGGTTTCCTTGTCCATCTACGGCACCTGCCGCATACATCTGGGCTCGCATAAAATTCCCCATCAGACTACCAGAGTTTTTCATCTTTTGCCCAAAGGCGCCTCTCTGCCCTTCAACCTTTTTATTAATTGCTTTGTCAAATGCATCCGCCTTAGCAAGGTCCTGGTGTGCTTGTTCTTCCGGAGTCAGCTTATCATACTCTGCTTGTTCATCGGCTATTCGTGCTTCCTTCTTTTCTTGGTACTCATCAAGTTCAGCTTTTCGCTCTTCTGTTTTAGGATGCCATCCATCACTGTGTATACACATGATTAATACTTTAGATCGGATCTTTCTAATTTTTCATAAACATCTTGACGATAAGCTGGATCCTTTTCATACTTAGCATCGTTCATGGCTGATACGACTTCTGCTTGACTACGGAATACATCACTAGATGAAGCTGCTGCTTTACCTGATAACATCCTCCCTTCGTAACCATTAGCATTATCATACTCAGCTTTTATTCCAGCTACTGCTATTTGCACAGCTTCTGGGTTAGCTGTTGCAACAATAGAATCAAATGCTTTTACAGCGGATTCATCTAGAGTATCAGCCGCCCACTGCATTAAATTATTATATTCCTTTTCACCACCTACTGAATTCTGGATAGAATTAATAGATTCCTTAGTGAAGTCATTGACAGTCTCTTGCTGAGGAGTATTCTTTTGTACTTCTACATAAGCTTTGACTAAATCTTGGCTACTTAATTCAGCAAACTTCTCAATAGTTTCAGGAGATAAGGTACCCTCATTGTCATAGAACTCTTTGGATGCTTCATTAATAAGAGATACCCCTGGTAGTGCATCCACCTCTTCAGGTTTCTCTTCCTCTTTCTCATCAACAGTAGGTTCTTCCTTATCTTCTTCCTTATCTTCTTCCTTAGAGCCTAGCTTCTGTTGTAATTCAACGTAAGCTTTCTCTAATTCTTCGGCATTCTTATACTTACCAGCAAGTAACTGTTCTTCTTGTTCAGCTAATTTCTCACCTACCTCCAGAGAATTCTGTTCCTCTTCATTAAGTTCAGGTGCATCAGCTTGTGCTGAGTCATATGTTAATGTATCAGCCATTGTATTCTTTTGCTCCGTTTGCTGTTGTTTCTT